TTGCCATGAAATCAGGGATGGGCGCTTTGCGAAAGTTCTTTCGGGCTGCCGGGTTGATGTCAGGCTCAGACACGATCAAAGCGCGCCCCACAAAGCCCTGTGTCGCCGTCTCCCCGTCCATCACCCCATCAAAGGTGCTGGGCGTTGTGAAGCCCATGACGCTTAGAAAAGGCCGCTCCAACCCTTCATCAATCATCCGCAACATGCGCTCAGCATGTCCCGTGTCCCGCCCGTCATCCTGGGCTTTGGATAGCGCCTGCACATAAATCTTGCGCAGTTCGCGCTTGGTGTCACCCTGCAACAAAAGGCGGCTGTTGGCTTTGGAGTAGGCGGACATGATCGCGCCGAAAACACCCTCCAAATACGCAGCCCCGCCACGGCGCTGAGCGTTGCGAACCTTGCTCAAGAAGATGCCTATTTCATCGACGATGTAGTAAGCCGCCTGATGCTCAATTAAATTGCGCATGATTTCTTGCTCAGACTTAATGCCGCCTTGCAGGGCATAGTGGACGCCTGCGGCATGGTGCAACTGCGCCATGGCCTGCTGCACGGCTTCCTTGCCTGTGGCGCTGGCCGCAACGCAAAAGGCCAGCATATTCGCCGTGACCCCATCGCGGGTATCCTCATGCCGCAACCCGGCTATGTTGCCAACCGCAACAATCGCGCTGGCAACTGCCAAACGGCGGCGCGCATAACGGCACTGACCGTCAATCCAAGCGGCAACCTGGCCGACAAATCCGGGCGGCGAAAGCATATCCAAGCCGGAAAGCGGAAAAGGCGGGGCAATCTTGCCGTCATCCTTGGGCGGTTCAGGATCTTGCGGCGGCAGAAAGTCACTTTCAAAGTCAGAAAAATCAGTCGTCATTGTTTTGCTGTCCATTCCAAAAACGATTCCCTGTCACCTTGCGGCATGGCTTTCCACATCGCAGCCATGATCCGCTTTCGGCTTTTCATATGCAGCGGCGTCTCAGGCAGATGTCGAACTATTGCGGCCAAGTAGCCCTCCAGTTCCAGAGGCAATGCGTTTTGTGCCCACCAAGTCGCATCCTCCGCAATATCAAGCATGACAGGCAACGGGTTGCCCATGCGCGCATCTTGCAAAACGGCGTCCATCATGGCGCATGTGGCCCATTCATGCGCCGCAATGCTTTCGCCTACTGCCACCATAGCGGCGTCCAGCTTTGGCATGATCATGGCGCAACGCCTTGCGATGGACGCAGATACGCAGCTAAAGCGTCCAGGGTCTTTTGGTGCGGGTTCTTCACCCGGCCTTTCTTTAGGGCCACAAGCGAGTTGTGATGAATGCCCGTTCGTTCCGATACGATAACAAGGTTTCGGTCCCTCAAAGCCTCGATGATTTCCTCAAGCGTCATTTCTGTTGATCCTTCCACAAAGTCCTGTTGACATTGCAACAGTTTTGCCGATAAGGTCAAGGGGCAGGTTAGAGCGTGGGCACCTGCCCCACAGTGGCCAGTGGCCAGAAAGAGGAAAAAATGAGCCTGATGGAGACAATCTCCACCCCGCAGGATCGGCCAGTATTGGTAACGATCTGCGGCGATAGCGGCATGGGCAAAACGAGCCTTGCCGCTGCATTTCCAAACCCCATCTTTATCCGTGCCGAGGATGGCTTGCAGTCCATCGCTATGGACATTCGCCCGGATGCATTTCCGGTTGTGGGGAACGCGCAGCAGCTTTGGGACCAGCTTACCGCGCTGATCCATGAGCCGCATGAATATGCAACATTGGTCATCGACAGCGTGACGGCCTTGGAACGCATGTTCATCGCGGATGTGCTGGCCCAAGACCCCAAAGCCAAGTCGATCAACCAAGCCCTTGGCGGCTATGGTGCGGGGGTGTCCGCGGTGGCGGCAATGCATCAGCGTGTGCGCAAGGCGGCAGGGGTCTTGAATGACAAGCGCGCGATGCACGTTGTCTTTGTGGCCCATGCCGATGTTGAAACTATGCGTTTACCGGACAGTGACGATTACATGAGATATTCTCTGCGCCTGCCGCCAAAGTCGATGCCGCCCTATGTGGACGATGTGGACGTTGTGGGCTTTGTGCGGCTGGTCAGCTTTACCAAAGGCGAGGATGGGGAACGCAAGAAAGCAATCAGCACGGGAGAGCGCGAATTGATCTGCTATGCGACTGCATCCAATGTTTCAAAAAACCGTTACGGCATTACTGAACCGCTTGAGTTCCACCCCGGCGAAAACCCGCTTGCCGCATGTATCCCCGCGTTGGCACCGTTTGCCAGCATTCGCAACACCAACAAGAAGGATGAAACCAAATGAGTTTTTGGGACCTGAGCGACGGCGAAAGCGCAAAAGACACTGGCACTGACTATGAAGTGCCGGGCGGCAACCTTGCACCCATTCCGAACGAAAGCGACGTGCTCGCCATCATTGACGAGGCAAAATGGGCCGACAAGGACGGCAACGAATACCTGTCCGTGCGCTGGTCTGTGCTGGAGCCGGAACAATACAAAAACCGCAAGGTTTTTCACAAGCTGTGGGTCAGTGATACTGATCCCGGCGCGAAGGACGAAGCGGCGGGCATCAAAAAGCGCGACAAGGCGCGGCGGATGCTGGCGGCGATCGACGCCAATGCCGGGGGCAAGTTGGCCCGGAAGGATGGCAAGCCGTCCGATGATGATCTGGGCCTGCACCTGTGCAACAAGCCGATGATTATCAAGTGTATGGTCTGGGAAATTGAGGACCGCAAGACTGGCGAAACAATCACGGGAAACTGGGTTTCCGCTGTGGCCCCGAAGGCCAAGGGCGTTGACGTGAAGGCGGCAACTGAACCGGCCAAGAAAGCGGGCGGCGGCGGCGGCGGATACGGTGGCGGCGGCGGTCAGACGCAACAGCGCCGCGTTGGGATGGACGACGAAATCCCTTTCTAAGGCGTCAAGAAAAAGCCCGCTATCGGGGGTGAAGCCGATAGCGGACCACGGTCAGACATGCACGGAGGACTACCAAGTGCAAGGATTGCAGAACATGGAACAGAAGTCAACAGAGTGGTTTGCGGCGCGCAAGGGCCGGGTGACGGCTAGCACGGTCGGGGCAATCCTGGGGGTCGCGCCCTACATGACGCGGGCGGAAGCCATGCGACGAATGGTGCGAGATGCCCACGGCGCGGAAAGCGAGTTTACCGGCAACATCGCAACCGAATACGGCAACCGCAACGAAGACGGCGCGAGGTCGGAATACCAAATGTTGACCGGGCACAATGTCGAAACCGTAGGTTTTATCTCCTATGAAGATTGGGCCGGGTGTTCACCTGATGGGCTAATTGAAGGGGGCGGGTTGGAAATCAAGTGCCCCTTCTCAATGCGCGACGATGCGAAGGATTTTGCGCCACTGGCTGACCAGCCCCACTATTACGCGCAAGTGCAGTTCAGTATGGTTTGCACTGGGCTTGATCGGTGGGATTTTTTCCAATGGTCGCCCAAGGCTTACAAACTTGAAACCGTTCTGCAAGACGCAGAATGGCAGGCGGAAAACATGCCGCGCTTGCGCCAATTCTATGCCGAGTATTTGGCTGAATTGGAAAATCCGAATGAGCACTTGGCGGCAAAGCGGGTTGAGATTGACACAGTGGAAGCTGCTCGCATGGTTGCGGAATGGGACCAACTGGCCGAGGCGATTGAACGGGCTGAGGAACGCAAGAAAGACCTTCTGGCCGATATGGCGCGGATTGCCGGGGATCGTAACGCGGTATTCGCTGGGCGCAAGTTGACCAAGACTGAGCGAGCCGGGTCTGTGTCCTATGCCAAGGCGCTGGCCAAGTATGCGCCGAGCGCTGATCTGGAACCGTTCCGGGGCAAAGGGTCAAGCTTCTGGGGGCTGAAATGAATGTTATGTCAGAGGTTTCCCATGGCCTGCGCCCATATCAACAGGCCGCAGTTGACGCGGCCATAAACTGGATGCGGCAAAGCATTGATCCTTTCGTGATCGACGCCGCAACAGGGGCAGGCAAGTCGCACATCATCGCAACCATCGCGGCGGACATTCACAAGCGGACTGGCAAGCGGGTGCTATGCCTTGCCCCAAGTGCCGAGTTGATTACGCAAAACCGCGAAAAATATCTGGCCACTGGCAACCCGGCCTCGATATTCAGCGCCAGCGCCGGGGCCAAGGAATTAAGGCATCCTGTGGTTTTTGGTAGTCCATTGACCGTCAAGAATAAGATCAGCCGCTTTGGCGCTGAATATGGGCTGGTGGTCATAGATGAAGCGCATGGGCTAACGCCCACTGTGCGGGGCATCCTGGACGCTATGCGCACCGCCAACCCTAACCTGCGGATATGCGGCTTGACCGCAACGCCTTATCGCTTGGGGTCGGGCTGGATTTACCGTGTGGGGCCGCAAGGGCAAGTGCATGGCGAGGATGTTGCGCGGGAACCTTTCTTTACTAAATGCGTTTACACCGTGGGCGCGCGTGATCTTATCGAGCAAGGCTTTTTGACTGAGCCTGTCATAGGCGGCACAATGGCCGAGGGGTATGACACCCACGGGCTGACCCCGAACGCCCAAGGCAAGTTTGATGCCGCTGATGTAGATCGCGCCTATCATGGCCATGGACGAAAGACGGCGGCAATCGTGGCTGACGTTGTGCGCCAAGCGCAGGACAGGCAAGGCGTAATGTTCTTTGCCGCTACGGTGCGCCATGCGCAGGAAATCATGGCAAGCTTGCCGCCTGAATTGTCGGTCATGGTGACGGGCGAAACGGGCAAGTCAGAACGCGATAGCCTGATACGGCGGTTCAAGGCCAAGGCAATCAAGTATCTGGTCAATGTGTCAGTGCTGACCACCGGCTTTGACGCGCCGCATGTGGATTTGATTGCCATTCTGCGCAAGACAGAAAGCGTTGGGTTGTTGCAACAGATCATCGGTCGCGGGCTGCGGATCTGCCCCGGCAAGACTGATTGCTTGATCCTAGATTATACCACGAACCTTGATGATCACTGCCCGGACGGTGATTTGTTT